TCCATCCAGTCAGAGAGCGGGAATCGGTCGACGGGACGGTAGTTGTGATCTCTCGGCTCGATGAATCTCCACTCCGTCCATTCTGCCCATTCTTTCTTGATGACCTCTTCGGCGGCTTTTTCGTCATCGGCTTCGATGAGGGCGCAGAGCGTCGCGTTGTCGTCGCTGTCGTAGCCGCTGCACCACCATCCTAGGACGGGAGCATGTGGAGGGTAGCCAAGAGGGCGATAGTCTTCCGTGGGTTGCACCCAAGAGACCCAAAAACGGGGAACAAGTCGCTGCTGAGCAACCGCGCCCGTTGTGTTATCGGTGTTTGTATTTTGGTTCATAATTTTGTAAAGTGTTAGCCGATTACGTCGGCAAGTCGTGTGGATTTTATTACAGCTACCAAGTGAGTCGTTAATTCACTGTCCAATGGGTTATAAGCCCACTGCTCTACTCTGAGCTATGATAGTTTTATTACCACACTCGCACCCACTGTTCAGGTCGCTCACCCAGTATCTAGTTTAAGGATGCCCTCAATGCAATGAGCGCGAGTGTGGTGGCATACAAACGGTATGCCAGCGTTTATTGATCAGAACGGCACGTCGTCGTCATCTGCTGGATCCTCATCAAGATCAGCGACCACTTTCCCCCACTCGTATGTCTTCACGCGAGCAAATTTCTTGCCTGCATACTTGCCTTCGGTAGGACTCTCATGCTCGATCAGAAGCTGTCCAGATTTGCCGACAATCCACTTGCACTTTTCAGGCACAAACTCGATGTCCCCAAGACTCTCTCCTCCTTTCAGAGACTTCAAGAATCGGGCAAGTCTCCACAGTGATTTCTCACCTAAGAAGATTTTGTCCTTTACCTTTGTTCCTCCGCACGTCAGCTCAACGGTTAGAAACTCATTTCCGTTAGATGACAATTCTACGTCTCCAACGCTTTCGACTGTGAATGCGTGGTAGCCTACAGGGACGAGAATATAATCTCCACCCTCTTGGTCTGCTAATTTATCGTTTAGTGATATCTTACTCATTTTTCTATTTAGTTAATTATTGGTATTAGTTTTCTTCTTCTTCTTCGTCATCCAACGATGTCAACTCGACAAACGCTGGCAAATCTATCGGGGTCTCAATATTATCCCACGGTGACGGGAACACTCCTGTTGAAACGCATTCGTTCCAGAGACGCAGAGCGCTGCGATACCAGCGGCGACCCTCGGCAATTGCTGAGGCGCTGATCGGTCTCATCGCTACTTCGTAAGGTGCCTTGCTATGAACCCATACGATGTAGAACGTGTCTCGGTTCTCACCAGACAATGCGTTCCACAGGTCGAGATACAGAGCAGCCTGACGGTGGTATCCGAACTTCGCGACTGTCTTGGAAAAGTGATGCTCCGACATCTCAGCGGTAGTCTTCATGTCAACGAGGCAGCTCTTCCACTTCCCCTTGTTAGGCACGATGTCGATCATCGCCTTAGCCAATGTAGTGGTTCCCTCTTCGACGATCTCTCCGAACATTGTGACCTGTGTGGATGCCTCTTCCATCAGCTCAGAGTATGGCTTGAATGCCATGAGCATGGTCAGTGCTTGGAGTGCCTGCTGGTAGTCGCTTTGCTTCACCGCTTGCTTGCCGTCCAGCTCGACACCTGCTTCGAAATCTTTGCAGTAGTTCGAATTAGCGTTCCACGGTTTCTCTACCCGAGGATCTTTTTTGGTCGGCTCGCACGGGTAGTGTGATGGGAGGATTGTGTATTCGTTTTCGAACTCGGTAGGAGTCAATGCCAAGCAGTCGACTAGGTTGCCGAACTTCATCGCCTTTGTGTATTCACGCACAGGCTTGAGTAGCCATGCAGCGGGGTTCGGCACGAAATCGGTAAGCATTGACTTGCTCACTCGCAGTGTCTTGTGGTCGCCAGTATGAGGGGCGAAGTATTCTTCTCTCGGGTAGTTGTATATGATTTGTGGTTGCATGTGATTATTTTCCTTCGTATGTGATTTGCTCTCTGTCAAAGTTTCCAGTCCCTTTGACCTTAGATGTTTTCCCCCCAGCATAGGCTTGATTTACTGACGGAGCATGATGCTCTTGTGATTTGCTCCACGACTTGCGCTCTTTCTCGCTTTCGTTTAGGTCATCAACCATCTTTTTAATCCGCTTTCTTTCAGCACTCTCACGCTGAATAAATTCAATTTCTTCGTCAGTCATAAATTATACCGTTTCACCTTTCAAACGAGCGACTGTTCCGTCGTCGGTTAGAGTTTTCTTCTGGTCCTTGGTCAGAGACTTCCACAGTGCCTCTCTGGCTTCCCCAGCGCTGGTGAGCAGCTGCGCACGCAGTCTGTCGAGTGCTGTCATAGGAGTGCCTCCCTGTAGCCACTCGCGCACAGCAAGACCGTCCTGAACCGTGATGTAGTCATCGGCACGTCCGAGGTAGGGTCTGAGCGCCGAAGGGCAGCGCAGCACCTTCTGAGACGAACCCTCGTCCTGCATGAGCAAGAGAGTGGTAGCCTCGAACGAGAAATTCTTCTCGCAGATCGGCTGGATACCCAATGAGCTGACACCACCGTCTTGCTCGACCTTGGACTTCTCCTTGGCTCGGAGGCAGACGACGATGTTCATTTTTGACTGTAGCAGTGCGTTCACGAACTTCTGGTTCTCGCGCTTAGCAACCTGCCACTGGGCACGCTTGGCTTCTTTCGCGCACCATGTGCCGTCAGAGAACTGAGCGTCGGTGTAGTCACCGTAGAGAGCGATGTCAGAGCATCCCCCTTGACCCTCCCATTCGTGAGAGATGGAGTCGATGACAAGGGTGTCGATTCCAGCTTTTTCGAACTCGGCAATAGCCTCGACATATTTGCGAGGATGGAACGGAGCGGTCATGTCCAGTGCCATGAACCTGTCTCCATCTGGTAGGATGTCAGCGTAGAGACTTCCTCGACGGTTTTCGGTGTCAAGAAATCCCATGCGCTTGCCGACGCAGCCAGCGAGACCATACGCGAACATAAGTGCGCTAAAGGTTTTCCCAGTGCCTGATTGACCAGCAAATCCGAAAACTCCCTTGGCTCCTTTTCTTTGTGCTTCTTGTATCATTTTAGTGTTGTGTAAATGCTTCGGATTTCAGCGAGTGCTGTTTCGATGACCTTGCTGATTTTCGCGCAAGCTGCTTTCCCATCGTCGGTGCTGCCAGTAGGCAACCTGACCCCTAAAATCTCTTTCGCGTATTCAGCGATTTTGACTTTGTCAGGAGCAATGGCTGCTTTTTTCTCAGCCTGTTTCTTAGCCTCGGAATCGGCGCGAGCAGCAGCCAATCGATCGGATTCGATCTTGGCAAGCCGTGCTGCCTCAGCCTTTGCTTTCTCAAGCTCCGCTGCCGCAGACTTACGTTCTGCGGCGAGCTTTGCTTCAGCCTCTGCTTGCTGCTTGGCTAGTGCCGCAGCAGCAGCTTTGCGAGCGGTTTCAGCCTCTGCTTGCTGCTTTGCGATCACTGCTTCAGCTTCTTTGCGAGCAGCCTCCTCACGCTTTGCCTTAGCCTCAAGCTCAGCACGATCTGCTGCTGCTTTCTTCTCAGCCTCTACACGCTCGGCAGCAATGCGCTGGCGCTCTTCCTCCTCAGCCTTGGCTGCGGCTTCGCGTTCTGCCTTCTCGCGCTCTTCACGGGCAATTCTGGCTTCGTGTGCCAGCTTGCTGTTGTCGAGCATCGCTGCATACTCCTCAGCGGTCAGGCGACCAAGGCTGAGTGTGTTGTATGCGGTCGTGAACTGGTTCAGCTCAGCGTATCGGTCAGCGTGCAGACGGTCGCGCTCTTCTTGGGCACGTAGCTCGGCACGATCCTCGATCGCTTTCATGTCCTTCTCGGACGGGTGGGTAGCAGCGATCACGATGTTCTTCGCCCCGTCGATCGCACGACCTTGCACAAGGATGTCTTGCTTCATGTCCTTATGCGTTTTCTCGGCACTAGTCCGCACCTTGACGAGCGCCAGACGGGTCTCCCGTGCCTGCTTCTCCTGATCGGTAGACTCTCCCATTGCTGCGACTTCTCGAGCCTTGGTAACAAGCACATCAGCTTGGTGCATCAGGTCTCCGAAGCTGGCGCGAATCTTCACTTGGAACTCCTGTGGGACTTCCGACATCTCGAGCGTGGGTAGCACCTCGACCTCTTGTGGTAATGTTTTGTTCATAATTTATTGATTTGAATCTCTCGCCAGTTGTCATGTTTTTAAGCCATCGCTGGCAGGCACTCTGTCCCATTCAAGGGCTTTATCCTGAGTCGCCGCCTCAGCACTGGCGAGAGAAAATTTTAGGCTCGCTTCATTTTTTTTGCCCAGTAGCTGGCGAGCGCACCGTGCTGGGAGATTCTTAGTTGTATAGCTGCACGGGTTCGACCGTGGCGGCTATGATACTGGACTGGAGCTTTCTGAAACCGCAGCTTCAGCTTTGTACTGAACTCGCGATCTTTCAATTGCTGAAGCTCTGACTGAGCCGCAGACTCCTGCTTGGTGTGGTGTTCGATGATGTCGTTCATAATTTATTTTTGATTCCGAGTTTTGCTCTGCGAGCGATTGTTGATTTAGTTGGAGTGGTGGTCCTTGGCTTCTTGGAAGCAGCCTTGCGCTGCTCAAGCGCTGCCTTGGTCATGGTCTTCTTGATGCCTTTTCCAAGAGCGCCGAGTGCCTGTGCGTTTTTGTTAGGTTTCATTAGCTGGGTTGGATGACGAGCAGACCGATGATGGTCGCGATGATGATGCCAATGCCTAAACCCGTGATGAAGGCGCTGGCGAGCTTGCTATTGGTCGGGGCGAACCGCTCGTCAAGGTATGACTGGGCGGCTATGATCCCGACTGTTCTGTCTACGTGTGTTATTTTCATAATAATTTTAGTTGTTAGGAGAGGTATGCGAGGACTTCAGTGCGATCTTCGTCGAGTTTCGTCCAAGAAAAGACCGCGTATGAATTAGTGACTTGTGGCAGCTCCGTGGCAGAGTCGTCCGAGGTCGGTCTGAATGGCAGGGTGACAATCCCTCGGTCACCGATGATGGTATCTCCTCGGACAATGTCAAGGCTGAAACCGTGCGCTGCAAGGATGCGTGTAAGCTCCTGCAGCCCAGATGTGGTTGACCCGTGACGCATGTTTCCAGACAGGCTGGGAGATGCGTTCAGGGAGGCATTTACGCCACGACGTTTTGATGATAGGATGTTCATGGCAATAGGTCAAAAGTGATGTTTGTTTCAGTGACTTTTTTTACCTTGATCGGCAAAGAAGTGGCAGGCAATGATGGGAGCTTGCTTCGCATTGTGTTCTCGAACTGATAGGCTCGACCGTCTCGGATCAAGATGCTGTTGTTTGGTCCAGAGCTTAGTCTGATTGCTGCGAATTCTCCAGCCTTTAAAGAGAGGCGGAGACCGATCGGGATGTTGGCAATTAGTATTTTCATGTTACGCCCAGAAAACCCCACCGAATTTAATCGGTGAGGTGAGTGCTGGTATGTGTGATGGTTTATGCTTTGGTGAATTGTTTTTTGTATCGTGCAATGCATTCTTTTTTCCGCTTGTCGATTGCGTCCTTTACCTCAGCCATGCTTTCATAATGTTTGCTGGGTTGGTAGGCACCGAATGACGTGCCATTTTTGGTGACCATCATGTTAACGCTGAAAAGTTGACCCAATTTGTTATACCCGACATAAGCACCATACTTGTGGTCTACTGGTGCTTCTGTGACTTCTACGGTGCATGTCCCTACTTGCAGACCAAGTGATCTGCCTTTGTTGTCGGTAATGCCAAAATCAATTAGTTGATATGTGCAAGGAACGATTTGTTTGATTAGTGTTCTCATAATATTGTTGGTTGACGCGCTCATCATAGCGAAAATACTTCCGATGTAAATAATTATTTTCATTTATTTTCGCTATATTCTAAAATGGTTTCAGCCGATTGACTTGTATTCGTTGAATTCTTTTTCCACTTCTTTTGAACAATTTCCGTAAAATTCAACCTCGCCAGTGTAACGCTCTTTCTCTAACAAATTTAGTAAATTAAAAGCTGCTACGTGATAAGCCCCATCGCCTCCACCGAGGTCTAGGTTGCGACCTGCACGGTGGATGCGTACACCGTAAAGTGACCAGAAAGCTTTGATTCTCATCGGCTTGGTTTTCATGTTAAATCCCTAACAGTTTTTTAAGTTCTGCCTTCACCCGTCGTGCGGTCTCTCCACGGTAGGTCGTGGCATTGCACAGGAAGAGCAGGACGATTTCCCTGCCGCTGTCGTGGATGTATTTGTCCGTCGGCTTGTCCAAGAAGGTCATCGCCTTCAGGTATGGCTTCGCCGCAAAGTTAATTTTGCTTCCCCAGTTTTGATAGATCTCGGAAGCGATTTCGTTAATTGGTCGTGTGTTCATAATTATTTTTTTATTCGTTGAATGATGTAAATGTCACGCACGCTGGCGCGAAGTGTGGTGGCGCTGCTCGCGGTGTCGACTACGATCTTGCCTTTGGAATCGATCACGATGCAGTGGTATCCCTGACCCTTGGTCAGTCTGATGCTGAGCTTGTAGTGCCCGTCTTCTCCTCGATCCTTGATGCCCCTGATGACGCTGGCGAGCGATGCCTTGCCACCCTTCACCTTGAACGCTGATTTACGGCTACGGGCACTCCAGCCGTGCCTGCGCAGGACTGCGTTGTCTTGCTCTGCATGACCACTGTAGTGGTATGCGTTTGGGGGCACGTTAAAGAATGCCAGAGCAGCCGAGGTGCATACTGTCTTGCGTTTACCACTGGCATGCGTGACGTGTTCTGTGAGACCAGTGAGACGCATCCCGTTAGGGGTTACCGACTTCGTCCTGAGATCCGCAGCAAGACCCCGATAATACTCTGGAGAATTCCTCAGAGTTCTTAGCAGCTCCCTGTTCCCGACGAAGAATGACACTTCGTCTTTGCTCAGTTCGCTGATCGGTGTGAGAAGGAGCCTGATCATTTCCTCGTTTGTCTTGGTGTCGTTCATGATTTTAAAATCTTGGCTAAGTCGTTTACGTTAGATTGAATTCCAGCTACGTGGTCTAACAGATCCTGAAGGATCTTGGTCTTGCGCTGCCAATCCAAAGCCAGACTGTGCAGGTCGTCAGCGTTCATGCAGATGGTTTTGCTGATCGAGTCTTCCGTATACTCGCAGCATATTCTCGCGACTGTTTCTTCTGGTTCCATATTATTTGTGTAAGTGGTAAAATTCGATAGCACGCTTGGCACTGGCAAGCGTTAGGTAGGTAGTGTTGTCAGCGAGCCACATGCCACCGTGGGTGCCTGTGTTTGGCTTGCGCTTGTAAATGACCACCCCGAGATACTCGGAGTGCTTGGTGTATTTTGGAGGTAGAACGATCATGCTTTTGTTTGGTTTAATTATTTGCGCGTATTCAGTCGCGCCACTGATTTTGGTTAGCTGTGTCTTATTGGCGTGCCGTCGTCCTCGCGACAATCGCAGTCGTCGTATGTTTGATTGCATTCATCGCATATTTTGATTGCTTCGCATTGTTTTGGCGTTTGCCATCCGCCGCATGACGATGACCATTGCTGCACCTTTACCATCTCGCGAAGCTTTAAGCACGCTTTTTCTGCGGCGGCTAATGATGTGTGAGTCGTTGCAATGTTGACGTTGTTAACAACCCTGAATTTGTGTGTGGGAGATTTCATATTTTTTATTTATTAAGCGCATAAGCAAAAACTGTAGCTGTGTCGGTATTTTCCATTGGCGCGGACGAATTGGGAGCGAACCAACGCATACCGCGTTCCCATGCCATGTGGTTCATTTTGCGAACGTAGCCCATGGACTGTAATTTTTTGCTTGCTGCAAAAATAACTGATTTCGGGTTTTTGTTTGCTTGCGCTTCGGTGATGTTAAGAGCGGAAAGAACTTTTTGCGTAGGTGGAAATGAAATGTGCATATTGTTTTTGTTGGTCATAAATCTGTTGTTGGTTCTTTGTGTGTTTTCATTTTGTTTTTACAATTATATCGTTGTTAAAATTAGCGTAAATAGTTTCTACCCCAGTTGTTTCTTCTGCTGATTCAATTGCTCGCAATGCATACTTGGAATACGGTCTGTATGAGTCAGCAAAAGAAATGCCGTAATTGTCAACAATCTTCACGGAATTAACTTTGTAACCGTTTGACGTTATTACTTTTTTTGCGGCGTTAAACATTTTTAATGATTGCTGATTCATAGTGTTGGTGGTGTCGCTCGCGGCGACAAACGAAACATAGCAAAAACGCTTCCGTTGTAAACAAGTATTTTCAAAATCCTATATTCTACAACGAAAGAAAGTTCTATTTCGTTAGAGATTTTGCCTTGTCGAGGATCTTTTCTATCCTCCATTTCTCATCTTCTAACTGACCAACGGCAGCGGTTAGCATCTTGATTTCAATCCGCTTCATCGTGATCCGTTTGTCCATCTCGCGGAAGTGTTCCTCTAACAGTTTTATGATTTGGTCGCTCATCGATCACCTCCTTCATTCGTTATCGCATCGTAAATCATCTTTTGAAGTTTTGGCATCTCGGAGCGTATCTCTTGCCTGTTTCTAGTTTCATATTTTTGTTAGATAATTTTAAAGCTCTTGATTAATTTCAGATTTCTATCCAGCCACACGACTGATGAGTTTTCTTTGCATTGTTCCGACGCAGCTTTTTTCGCCGCATCGATTTTCTCTTCTGTTAGATTTGATTCCTTCCACGACGGTGGCAATCCTCTCGGATGAACGACTGTCACGTCGTCACCCATCCATTTCATTTTATAAGCAGCTGATGTGTTCATTTTGTTACTGTGTTTGTAGTAGTTCGATGCGCTCAGCATTGCGGTGAGCGATCTTTGCTGTTCGCGGGAGAGGATTTCGGATGTTTTCCGCTTTCCCATTCCGCCACTAGCGGAAGGTCGTCGGCTTTCAGTATTCGGTGGTGATACATGCCGCACTTGTTGCATTGCGCTTCCGATGGAATCCCATAGCCATTGGTTACTGTTATTGACCAGTCATGCCGACACTCAAAAGCCCAGCGAACAAGACGCTGGAACCAATGACCACCAGCTGGGTCTTGGGGGTAATATCCGTCATTTCGATTGGTGTTCATAGTTCAGCTTGGACGTTGTCTTCACGGTTTATGAGTTCTAACATCGATTCGAAAAATGCATTCTCTCCGACGATGTGCTTCATCGAATTGTATGTCTCGATCGATGTCTTCATCGACGCTATCGCACTGCGGACATGCCTTTCGAGAAATGCCTTACGCTGCTCTTCGTCGTTACTGAAAAAGTAGCCACGACGATCGGATAACACAGGCACCTTGTGCTTCGTCCTGAGATCCTGAACGATCTGCCTAACAGATCTGGTAGTCGTGTCCGACTCGTATCCCTCATGCCAAGGGTGTGTGCCTATCCAGCGCTCACTTTCAGCAATCTGCTTCTGAGTGACTGGGTGTTCGGACAGCTGAGCGTATACCGCTCTCTCTGCCTCGGTCATTGACTCGGTCTCTTTGCGGAGTGCGAGTTCGAATAATTCTAGTCCGTATGTTGCGTTCATAATTTTTAATATGCCCATTTTGCGTCCCCCAAGATTTCGTCTGAGTCTGCCCACCACTCGTCCCATTGGGCGTTAGTCGCCACGTCCCACTGCGGTATGGCACTCGGTGCTTCTTTGCCTGTCAGAGATACTGGAAGCCATTTGATTCGGTTGTTTGGGTAGATTGCAATCTGCCCGTTGTCCAACCTTATCACATTACCTTCTTTGTGTTCTTCGAGCAGCTCGGAGTCGCCCACGTCAAACAATCCTTGAGCCTGTCCTTCGGGCAGGAAGTCGATAGTAAACCAATAATGACCTCCGATTGGATTCATACCCTTTCCGAGGTTCACTAGCATCGGAACATCGTTGAGTTGGTCCTTTCGCCAAATTTCGATAGACCCAGAGAGGCACTCCCACATCTGTATCTTGTGAAGTGGTAGCACTTTGTGGTCTGCGTCAGGCTTATACCAGTAGATACACTGAGGTGGAATCTTGTCGTAGCACGCTGCATACTTTTCAATCCATGCTTGGAAGCATAGTGGTCGGTTACGCATCGCTCTTACGGACACCAACCACGCTGGTTCAAACTCTTCAGGAGACCCCCCAAACGCATCGCAGCGAACGTAGATTTTTGCCTTCGGACAGTTTACGTTTCTCATGACTGGTTGCCCTCCTTTCTTGCTGCCAGCATTGCGTCTGCGTATTCATAGGCTTCTTCCGCAACAAGAGATTTTACGGGTTCTTCGCCTTCGTTATTTTCGTCGTTGTGCTTTTGCCAATTAGCTTGAGCGACTGGCAACGCCGCCGCCGCAAAGTAGTCGCGTAGTGTCATACCTTCTTGCCCGTGTTGCCACCCATGATTTGGGATATCGAAGCCAGTTGTTGGAAACGCCGACTCGCCGTTGTCTGTTGTTATTTCTTTTTCACTCATATTATTTTTTCTTGTTTTTGTTAGATTTTTGTGCCAGCAAACCAAGTGCCAGCCTATTCTGAATACTGCGCGATTCAAACGGCTTAACGCCGCCAACTTGGATCCCTCGATTAGGTGGTTTCATTGAAGCTGCCTTTGCTAGGCAATAGGCTCCAAGAATCCCAAATGCGGCTCCTGAAATAGCTAGTTCTAGGATCATAGCGCTGCCCCTCCTTTCGCTTTAGCTATAGCTGCCATCTCCTCGCGGGATCTTGGCTGCGGTTCGGTGACAAATGCTATCGGCTTGTCTAAGCCGTCAGTGATCTCCCAGAATGCCCTGCCAATGGAGGACGGTTCACGGTAGTTTACTACCCAATTTTTCGGTGTGTGTTTGTTCATAATATCTCAATTGGTAAATCTGCCGCGCGGACTGCTGACTCGAATTCTCTGACATACCCGCTGCGGTCGCGAGGTGCCCCGTCAGCGTAGCGCAGACCGTCGTTCATGACAATCTGGCTCAGGTTGACGATACTGATCCCTGTAGTGCCTCCAGCAGCCAATTCGCGTGCCTTGTCGGCGATCGCTGTCTTGAGCATGCTTTGGAACTGGGTTTGAAATTCACTGGTGGTGTTCATGGGTAGATACATAAGGTTTCTGTTCATGGTGTCTGGTAGTTGTTAGTGACTGTGTGTGCAGCGTGCTGCTTGGATTTTCTCGCGACGCTCTGCAATGCGAGCAACGTAGGAATCAATTTGCTTGAGATACTCTTTGCGCAGGTTGTTGCGCTTTTGAGCGTCGTCGAGACGGTCGAGGAACTCATCTCTCCAGTGATCTTTGTCCTCCTCGCTCAGGTTATTGTATAGTGAGGGGAAAGACGATTTCTTAGCTTTCCAAGCGTCAGCACGCGCTCTTCCGTCGACAGTTCCGTCCTCGCGAAAACCATCGAACTCAAGTGCCTCACCGAGGCGCTCCAAATTAAATCGAGCATCGGCAAGGAACTTCTCCAGCTCTGATACACAGTTATGCGCGACCCGTAGGTTGCTGTGATTGCCAGACGATTTATAGAACCAATCGTTTCTGTTCTTGTCGAACTCGACCTCGGTCAGATACGCTGCGCCTGCCTTAGTTTTAAGCCAAGTGCATTTGGTTCCACACCCTGCGCACTGGGTGACATTACTGCGGTAGACTAGATGTTTTTTGGTCATAATTTTTATTTGTAGTGGGTGAGGCAGGGGATTGGACCCTGCCATTTTTGGATTAGTCTTGTGGTGCTTCTGGTGTTGCAAGTCTGACGTTCAGTTTATAAGGACCCTCATATTTTACAGAGTGACCAACGACATCGCTCATGTAGCGTCTGGCTTTTTTCTTAGCATCAGCAGCATCTCTGGCGCGGAGATCAATCGGGTGCGCTTCATCGTTATCGATGATTGCGATGTAGTTTCTGTATGGTTTGAATGTGGTAGTGTTCATTGTGGTATTCGTTAGATTGTTCCATATTAGTTTGCAGCAATGGCGGCTTCCATACTGCCGAGTTTGTAGTGGCGTTTTTGAGCGGCAAGAAGCGACTCGATCCACTTGAGTTCAAACGGGTATGATATTTCAAGATGCTTGTAAGGAACGCTGACGGTTCCGAATTTAGGGTCTTCAAGTTCCACAATGGCGTAGGTTAATTCAATGCCTCGAACGATTCCGTAGAACGCTCCATTGAATGCCTTGACATGCTGATTTTTGGCGAATGCGGGAGCTTTGTCGTGCATTGCCGATTGGCTGAGTGATTCACTGACGGTTTGATTGCTTTGTTCGATTGTAGTCTTTTTCATTTGGTTTGTTTGGTTAGTTTGCGCGTTGCAGTCGCGCCCCTGATTTTGGTTATCCAATTTTGATTACGCTTGATGGGTAAAACTCCTTGGTCAGACCAAGGTGAAGAGGTGTCAGGTTGCGGTAGAAAATCTCTACCCCGTCGCGAATCAGCGTGCCCACGTCTGGGTTGGCTTGCAGGTATGCTCTGCGTGCTGCTTCGTATGCTGCGATTTGCTTTCCTTTGACCCATGCTTCGTGATCTCCGCTCATGCGTGCTTTTTCGTTGCGGATGTCGGATACTGTTTGGATGGTTGCTGTCTTCATATTGTGTTTCGTTAGTGTTAGTAGTTCGGTCTGTGTTAGGGATTAATATTCAAAACCAACGAAAACTTTCGCTGTTGATTTCAGGAACACCTCACGGTTCATGTCATCTGCTTTTGAGAAGCTGTGCTTCTTCGAAGAGCGGTCATAGTCACCTTTGACCCAGACAGGTGCTGTGTCAGTGTTGGAGAAGCGAACGTATTCGCCTTTTTTAACTTTCGATGCTGTCGTCAATGTGTCGGTAGTAGTGTTCATAATGTTGTGGTCACTCGCGGTGACAGGTGAACCATAGCGGAAATACTTACGTTATCAATATTTATTTACAGAAAACTGAAAATAGTCTGCCAGCCCTTATTCCATCAATGTCCGAACCCACTCAACAACACCGTTCAGATCGTCCCGAGACACCTCAATCCCACTCCAGATGACAGAAAACCGTCTAACAGAAACATCCTCAGACACCAACTCAAATCCCCAAGAAGCATCGTCGACAAACGTCTCAAGTCGGCACTTCTTCTCGATCAACCAGTAGTGCAATTCTTTCTGATTGATTCTCCATCCCTTCCACTTATCACCTAACCGAATCCGAGTCAGGTCATGACCTAACACATTCCTAAGTGGCTTCGCTAACCAGTAATCAGGAACCGTCCAGTCCAGCCCATCCCAATCGACCTTACCCATCCCGAACTCGGTGAGCAATTTATCCAGACCCCGAGGATTCGTCATCCATCCATTCCATCCAACAATCACCACGTCGACTGGTTTGTCACCACGTCCGCACTTCGTTACCGAAAACAATTCCACTCGGTCACGTCTGGACCTCATCACCAACTGACGATCGACCAGACACCGAGACAGCTCGTCACAGTCTATCCGATCGATAGCACCACCTGCCCAGTTCGCGATCCTCCTCGGGTATCTCGGCTCCTCTTCATTCTCCTTCAGCCATGCCAACTTGATCAGTTCATTCTTCACCCAATCACCAGTATTCATTTTTTTTAATCGCGTTTTTTTCTGCGCGACCTTCTGGTTATGAGCTGCCTTCTCTGGATTGTTCTTCCTCCACCTTTCGGCATTCTCTTTCAGTTTCTCTGGGTTCTTCTCCATCCATTTCCGAGTATACTCGGCAGCTTTCTCTGGGTGCTTCTGCCGATACAATTTCGACAACTCATTCCTCTTCAATCTTTTCTCTTCGTCCGTTAATTTCACTCTCTTGTTCATGTCCGACATGCCCATCCAATTATCTATTTTTTTCCCAACGTCAATCATAAATATTCATCCTCTCTATTATTCTTATTCTCTATTTACTATTGTTTATTTAATGTATTTGTATTGTGTGCCCCTTAAAGGGGGCACTAACAAATACATGTAATACTATAATGATAAGTATAGAGTAGATAAAGTAATCAATCATCAATCAATCATCAATCATCAATCATCAATCAACAGTTAACAACACCAATCAGCAATCACCAATCTCAAATCGGTGGGTCGCCAGTTTAGCTCCACGGGGTCGCCACGACCGTATCAGGGTGCTAACCATCTCGACACACCCAAGACGGGTCAACCATGCCTTAAATTGGATCCTGACGCAATTGGCGAACCCTTAATCATTTGATTTAAACATTCGTTTTAATACTGGTCAACTGAACAGCTGTTGCGCGATCGGGTGAGGGGTCGGCTAAAAACTCATGTCCAGCCCTCGCGCGCGCGTGACGCGCACGTAGTTTTTTCATTTGACACGTCCACCGAAAAATCGTAAAAGCGCCTCATGTCAGAACTTGCCAGAATCGAAGCCGTAAAAAAAGAACAGTATGCTCAACGTCGTCTCGAGGGTAAAACTCTCGAAGATGTGTCACCGAGCGCCATCAGTAAATCATTCATCAATGCGATCAATCACTGCATCAGTCCCGAGCGGGTCGCCGAAAGTATCTCGTCGCTGCTGACCGCTACTCGATTCAGTAAGGGTGAGGGAGAGATCCCTGACTACCGAGCGCAGGAGGCAGGTGCCAAGCTCTACCTCGCATACACCATCGGTCTACCCGTCCAGCGCCAAGAGGTCGTCACGGTCAACGTGGACGCTGACAGCGAGAACGGGATGATGGATCGTCTTGCGAAGTCACCAGCACTTCGTGCCGCACTTCGGAAGGCGCTCGATGCGGCGGACGACAATGTGACCGAGGTGTGAAAGAAAAACATCACTCAATTAGCCGTGAAATCATGTCACTTGTTTTTCTTTCACATTTGTCTTGCGTGGAACAAATTTCCAGTGTAATTTTCTCGCCGATATGAAACCACGTTGCGCAATACTTGTTAGGGTCTCCACTGCGAGACAGGAAACCGATCGTCAAATCAATGACCTCCGACTGCTCGTTGAGAAGAAAGGCTGGCACGTTGTCGAGGTCGTCGAGGAGGACGGTGTCAGAGGCTCGGCTAAGGTTCGTCACGGTCTCGATCGTGTCGTCGCCTTAGCTCAGTCAGGAGCGATCGACAAGGTCGCTGTCCATGAGGTCAGTCGAGTGGCTCGGAAGAACTCCGTTGCCCACAAGTTCCTCGAGACTCTAACCGAATGCGGTGTGTCGCTCTACTGGCACTCGCAAGGCATCGAGACGATGCTCGACAACGGCACTCGTAACCCAGCAGCTGGATTGATCTTCTCGATCATGAGCGAGTTCGCTCGGTCCGAGAGCGAGCAGCTGAGCCAGCGCATCCGCAGCGGTCTCGCCGAGGCGAAGCGTAAGGGTGTTGTGCTTGGTCGCGCCAAGGAGGAGAGCAGTTCGTTCCTTGCGAAGTATGCCAAGGTCGCTGAGCTACTTCAGTCTGGCATGTCCATCCGTAAGGTCTCAGCCGAGACAGGTGTGAACCACGTCACGGTGCAGAAAGTGAAATCGAATCTACTATGAACACAGTAATGAAGAGCGAGAACGCAGCGCTGAAGGCTGCGATCAATCAGACGGGACTAAGCTGGGAAGACTTCTCCAGACAGTCGAGGATAGCGGTGACGGTGATGGATAACATCATGCGAGGGAGGATCCCAGCGACGGTCCTGCAGGCACGAAAGATAGTGAAGGCGCTAGGTCTCAGGCACGTCATCGTCGACGCTTCGATGCTGATCGTAGACCTGTCATGCGACGAGGCACAACAGGTCGCTGAGGAGCGCCATCACTGGGGTGCCAGCGTCTCTGAAATCGATACCAGATTCATCTGGGATCAGATGTCGGTGCTACTGCCCCGTGAGCGTGAGGTGCTTGTCCTTCGGTTCGGTCTCGGCGATGGATACTCTCGGACCCTCGAGGAGGTAGGTCGTCAGCTGCACGTCACCCGTGAGCGCATCCGTCAGGTGGAGGCACGGGCACTGAGGAAGCTCAGGCACCCAGCCAGACGGCTGAGACAGTGCTGCCCGTGGTTGCATTCGGACGAGTGAATTTAATGCTTGCAGAGTCGGCTGAATGAGCGATGGTTTGCGAACTATGAACGCAGTGCAGACACTCCTGATCGAAGCCATCCACGCTGGTGCGCTTGAATTAACCAAGCACAATGCCGACTCGGTGTTGGTGCTTTACGTATCCCTCGACGACTTCATCCGACGGTTACCGAACCCGTTAGACTCGTTGAAGGACGACCTGAAAGCGGTGGAGAAGTGGGTGTTCTTTGCCATGCGCGCAGGGTCCGAGGTGTATGCTGCATCGACCGATGATGAGCTGCGTGCGAGGGTGCTAGGATCTGAACCAGTTGAAGCATGAGTGATACAGGAACAGTAAAGCTAACGCTGAGCGAGACAGGTCTTAGGTCTTACGAACAGACGGCTAGATCGATGCCATTACTGGAGGTAAGCGAATGAGCATGATACGAGCGATACGCGACGGAGTTCTATGGAACGTCGCAGGATGGTTGGCAGCGTTTGGGAAGATCCGAACGAAGTCAGGAGCGATCGCAGATGCCGAGCCTAACGAGTATCAGAAGCGGATCAGTGACATCGTTGAGTGGTGCCATGAGAACGGTGTTCCGTGTCGGATCATTGCTTTGAAACCACGTCAGAAAGGAAGCACGACTTTCAGTGTAGCGGTCGCGTATCGTCGGTTGATGGCGAAGATCGGTCGTGGTTTGTTCGCTGGTGGTTCGCACTTCCAAGCGTCGAACATGTGGAAGATATTTAAGACGTATGTCGACTACGACGAAGGGGACAAGGGGAGGTGCGACATCAATTCGACCGAGGCGAAGTTTTACAACGGGTCTACGTTGGAGCGCATTACGCTCAGGAACGCTCAGGCGGGACGATCGGGCACGTATCAGGTTTTGATCCTGACCGAGGTAGCCTACCTCTCTGACGAGGGTGTAGCGAACGCAGACGACGTGGTGGCAGGTTTGCTGAAGTGCGTTCCTGATGAGCCAGACACGATCGTGATCGAGGAGTCGACAGCGCACGGTGCGACTGGATACTTCTATGCGAAGTATGATGGAGCAGTGACTTTTGAGGAAGCGAAGGCAGGTAAGGCTGGGACGATACGGGTATTTGCTGCTTGGTTTGAGTTTGCCGACTCACGACGTGACCCAGTTCGGGAAGGGATCGTGGACGATAGCGACCTGACGACCGAGGAGCGTGATTTGGCAGCTGAGTGGTCTCTTGACCTGTGGCAGGTAGCGTGGATGCGCTGGGCAATTCGCGAGGAATGTAACAGGGACTTTGAGAAGTTTCAGGAAGACTATCCGTTCGATGAGGTGACTGCGTTCTTGAAATCAGGCAGAGGTAAATTTTCGAATGCAGCGCTGAAGCGCCAGCAGAAGAGAGCTGATCTGGCTGGGTGGAAGCATGGTGAATTTGTTAGGCGTTCTGACGGTGCGGTGGTGTGGACTGACCTACCGTATGACCAATCGATGTGGACGATGCAGGAGTCACCGCGCGACGGTCTTGGATACTTGGTAGCGTGCGACCCAGCGACTGGTGACTCGCAGACATCAGGTCTTGATCCAGACAGTCACGGTGCATTTGTTTTGCGTGCTGGGTATCGTGACTTGGACGGGACATGGGTCGAGCCGACGATTGCGTGTCGTTGTTCTTTGCATAAGGATCGGGACACG